ATTAATTGAACAACAAAAACAGATGCAAGAGAATCAAGCAAAAATTTTTACTAAGATTTCTACGCTTATAGAAATAATGCGAGCTTTAAGTGGAAATGGTCTTAGAGATAAATTTACAAATAAAAAAGATGTAGAAGATGATTGGTAAACTATATTATATTATATTGCTAAATACCATAAGGAATTTTAATGGCTAAGAGAGTTGATAAGACTGCAGACAAGGTAAAAAGAATTTACGAACAATGTAAAACCGAGAAGAGAGTTCAATGGGAATACATTAATCAAAAAGGATTTGATTTTGCAAATGATAATCAATTATCAGAAGCAGAACGTATAAGTCTTGAAGAACAAGGAATGCCTACATTTACTATTAACAGAATTATTCCTGTAGTAGAAATGTTAAATTTTTATGCAACTGCTAAAGACCCAAGATGGCAAGCAGTAGGTAGTGATGGTAGCGATACAGATGTTGCTGCAGTATTTTCAGATATAGCTGACTATATATGGTATACTTCACATGGACAGACGTTATTATCAAATGCTATTAATGATTCAATCACAAAATCACTAGGTTATTTAATGGTTTCCGTAGACCCTGATGCTGATAGAGGTATGGGAGAAGTAGTTATAAAACAACCTGATGCTTTTGATATTTATGTTGACAATAAGTCAAGAGATATTTTATTTAGAGATGCTGCTTTTATCTTAGTCCGCAAACTCCTCCCAAAATCACACCTCATCCAACAGTATCCAGATAGTAAGAGAAAGATAATGGCAGCAACCTCTAATAGTTCAAGCTGGGATGATATGTCTGAAAAAGCAAGAGACACTACTCAGCATGATTTCCATTATAAAGAAATGTCTAATAATGATATATATGGAGACAAAAGAGATGAGATAGTTGAGTTCTACGAATTATATGAAAAGGAAAGTATTGCATATAGAAATGTATTTATGAAAGTTCCACCTGACCCTGAAGTATTACAGCAAATAAAGCAACAAGCACAAGAACAAGTTCAGAAGATGCAAGCTGAGATGGCTGTAGTTTTAAAAGAAAAGAGTCTTCAAATGGAAGAAGCTGTAAAGGCTGGTCAAATGTTACCTGAACGTATGCAGCTTGAAATTCAAAAAGAACAAGAAATGATGCAACAGCAATTAGAATCTTTTGAAATAGAGATTACTGCTAGATTGCAAGATGAAAATTCTAAAATAGATAATGAAGTTATGTCTGATAAAGAATTTAAAGTTTTATTAAAAGATAACACGTTTGCACAAAGAGTTGTAGAGGCAATAAAGTTCCATGAAAATAAAATCAAGTTATGTTGTATTGTAGGAGATAAAACACTATATGAAAAATACTTACCAGTTACAGAGTATCCTATCATTCCATTTCATTATAAATGGACAGGTACTCCGTTTCCAATGTCAGCGGTTGCTCCCCTTATAGGAAAGCAGAGGGAGCTTAATAAAGCTCACCAGCTCATGGTGCACAATGCATCTTTAGGTAGCAGTCTACGTTGGATGTATGAAGAGGGTAGTATTGATACTGACTATTGGGAAAAGTATTCTTCATCTCCAGGAGCGTTACTTCCTAAGAGAAGTGGGTTTGAAGCTCCACAACCTGTAATGCCCTTCCAGCTTAATAATGCATTTTTTAGTTTAGTTCAAGAAGGTAAGGGTGATATGGAATATTTAGCAGGTATTTATTCTGCAATGCAAGGAGATACATCTGCATCTGGAGATATGCCTTATCGTGGTATGCTTGCAATGGATGAATATGGAACAAGAAGAATTAAGTACTGGTTAAAGAATTGCATTGAACCTGCTCTAAGACAGGTAGGTGAATTAGTTAAACAATATTCCCAAGCAGTTTATACTGCACATAAAGTATTTAGAATTGTTCAGCCTGAAAGTATCGAAGGCGAAAAGCAAGTAGAAATTAATGTTCCAATATATAATGATTATGGTAAAGTGATAGATAAATATATGGATTACTCTGTAGCCAAATTTGATATAAGAATACAAGCTGGTTCTACATTGCCTGTTAATAGATGGGCTTATTTAGAAGAATTGAAACAATTAATGCAGTTAGGAGTTGTAGATGATATTGCAGTACTTGCTGAAACTGATATTAGGAATAAAGATAAGATAGTAGAAAGAAAGAGTGTTTATTCACAATTGAGAGGACAACTCCAACAGTTAGAAGAATCCCTTAAAGATAAGGAAGGTACTATTGAAACTTTATCTAGACAACTTGTTCAAGCTGGAATTAAAAATAAAACTATGCAAGGTGCTATGGAAGTTAATAGGCAGACTGTAGATACAAAATCAAAGATATATAAAGAAGAATTAGAAAGTAAAGCACAGCAGAAAATATTGCAGAAACAGTTAAGAGATACTGGTGCTATGATTGATTCTCTAGAAAAACAAGAAAAAAATAATTTGGAAAGTGAGTAAGTTATTTAATAACTTATACATTAGATTTTTAAATAAAAGAAGGAGTAACCGATGTCAGATGAAATGACTACAGGAAGCAACCCAGAACAAACTGCGGCAGAAGACGCAGTATTTGGCTCTTCCGATTCATTCTTTGATGCTATTGAAGATAATGTCAATGGTATGGTATCCGAAGAAAAGAGCGAAACAACAGCTGAGGAAACTCCACAACAAGTGGACCCCAATAGTGCCAAAGTAGAACCTCAGGTTCCCAATAAAGCTTTTCAAAAGCGTTATAGGGATTCCAGTCGAGAGGCCCAGAGATTAAAAGCCCAACTAGATGAGTTGAAACCTTTTGTTCCTGTGCTTGATGCGATGAAAAAAGATAGTGGACTAGTAGACCATGTTCGTGGTTACTTCCAAAAAGGTGGGGCAGTGCCCAATAACGTAAAAGATGAACTGAAACTTGGTGAAGATTTTATGTTTGATACCGATGAAATGGTGAGTAATCCTGATTCAGACTCTAGGAAAGTCTTCAATGCAATGGTAGATAAGGTAGTTAATAAAAGAGCTACCCAGATTCTTGAAAGAGAAAAGAAAGAGAATGTAGCTTATTCTCGTAAGCAAAGAACAAGAGAGTTAGCACAAGACTTCATGAAGCGTAGTGGTATGGGTGAAGATGAGTTTGCTGATTTTGTTTTAGCTGCAAGGGATAGGTTTAAATCTGAACCTTTATCTTTCGATGATATGTACATGTTGATGAATCAACATAATGTCAATAAGAATGTTGCCAATGCTACTAAAGAAGATATGCTTTCTCAGATGAAGAATGTGAGAGAAATGCCTACTAGTCAAAGCGGCTCTAATAATGCAGGTGACGGAAAAGCCAATCCAAATGATAGCTTATTTGATACCTTATTAGATGTCGACGGTAATCTCGATAACATGTTTGACTAGATAAAACAACTTTAAAAAGACTATCTAGTTGAACGCAAACCCCCAAGTGGGGGAAAGGATAGTCTTATGGCAGACTCATTCAATTTATCGAACTTAGGGGTAAGTGATGTAACTGGTAATGGTCCAGGTACTGGTACAGGTTTAAGTACTGGTGATATGCGTAGACGGTATAACTTTGGTGACAGAGTTTCCGAACTCGCAATTGCTTCAGACCCATTTTTTCGATTTTTAAGTAAAGCAAGTAAAAGGCCAACCGACGACCCTCAGTTCAAATTTACTGAAAAGAGAGGTTCATACCATAAAAGATATGCTTATCTAAAAAGTATAGGAAGTGGCTTTGCTACTGCTGTAACAGGAACTATAGGTTCCAATAATGCAGAAGCAGTAGGAGACCCATGGTATGGTAAGTTTGGTACTGATTATTCAAATCAGGGAAACCTTCAGAATCGTTTTGGACAAACTCCAGAATATGAAGAAGGAGATGATAACACTGCACCTAATTTCTTTTTACCTGACCAATTACTAAGAGTTCCTGTAGCTTCTGCTAATAATATAGCTGGAGCTTCATCTGTAATTGATTATCAGATAATTAAGATAACTGATGTAGCAGCTAATTCTGACGCAAACTATATGAATGTTACTGGAATAGTTGTAAGAGGTTGTGCTGCTGGTAGATATTTTATGGGTATACCTTTATCAATATCTCAAGGTGCTGGAACTACAACAGCTAGTGAGGAAGATTTAGCTC